AACAGTGATATCATTTTTAATAACATCACCTAGACCGTTGTTACGAAGCCATGTAAAAGCTGCTTCCTGTTGATCTTTAGGAATAGAAGCGCCGTAGACTTTTTTTATTTCTACTGCCTCGCCATCTTTCAGCTTTAATTTTGTAATCTGCATTTCATCCATCATCGCTGGAATCTCAATGCTTGAAACTTGTCTAACTTTTTCTTTTAATTTTTTTAAAGACTCTTCTGCGTTTGCAACTTCATCTTCTAAATCTTTTAGTTCTAAAACTTTATCTGACAATCTTTTAGCGGAATCTATTTGCTCCACCGATTGCATTCTATCGTTTTCAAAATCAATTTTTGTCATAACTTTCTTGTCTTTCTATATATACTTTTATTTTTTAATGTCAACCCTTATTATATAGGTCTATTTCTACTGGATAATATCTTCTTTCTTGTTTGTCCCATTTTAATAAATTATACTTTCCATTTGTAATATCTGATACTATAGAACACGCTACACCAATTATGGCAGGATCACCTGTAAGTAGTAAATAATCTCTAATAGTATAATCTCTTAATTTTTGTCTAAGTGTAGTGATTACGTATGTTGGACTCAAAATGATCTGTGAGTTTTCTGGTAATAAAACTTTTAAATTACCAAACTCTCTAGCCCCTATAATATTTATTTTAGGTGTACCTATTTTAGTTCCTGGAATGTCTTGAATAACGTAAACATTTCCTTTGTCGTCAGTTGGCTGACTGCTTATTCTCATTAGTAATATATCCTTCTTGACATTTTATAACACATAATGTATATGCTTCCAATAGAAAGTTAAAAGATATTATGCATTACAAATATAAAAGCAAGCCTTTTGCTCATCAAGATAAAGCCCTTAAAATGTCATGGGATAAAGAAGTTTTTGCGTACTTTATGGAAATGGGTACAGGTAAATCAAAAGTATTAATAGACAATATTGCTATGCTCTATAACGCTGGTAAAATAGATAGTGCATTAATTGTTGCACCAAAAGGTGTATACAAAAACTGGTTTGATTCTGAAATACCAAATCATATGCCTGATTACATAGAGAAAAAGGTTGGTTTATGGAGAACTAAACCTGACGCTCCAGAATTAAAACCTTTGTTTTCCCCAGGTGCAGAACTCCATATATTGATTATGAATGTAGAAGCATTCTCTACCAAGAAGGGTGTTGATTTTGCTCGTAAATTTTTATCAAGTCACAAAGCTATGATAGGAATAGATGAGTCAACTACTATTAAAAATCCATCAGCTAAAAGAACAAAAAATATATTATCTCTGCGTACACTTGCAAAGTATAGAAGGATCCTTACAGGTTCTCCTGTAACTAAATCACCTCTAGATTTATATTCACAGTGTCAATTTTTAGATCCATATTTATTAGATCAATCATCTTATTATGTGTTTAGAACAAGATATGCTATTTGTAGAAAAATAAATGTGTCAGGAAGATCTGTTGAGATTGTGGTTGGGTATAGAAATCTAGCAGAGCTATCAGAAAAAATAAAACCTTTTTCATATCGCGTATTGAAAGATGATTGTTTAGATTTACCTAAAAAGACTTTTGTAAAAAGAACAGTCGAACTTACTGATGAACAAAAGAAAATATACAAACAGATGAAAGAAGAAGCTATTGCATTCTTAAATGGTAAGATGGTTACATCTGCCACTGTAATAAGCCAGCTAATGAGACTACATCAAATAACTTGTGGTCACTTCACATCAAACGACGGTAAGGTTCAAGATGTTAAAAGCAATCGTATCAATCAATTGATGGATATTTTAGAAGAGATGGAAGGCAAAGCTGTAATATGGGCCCACTATAGATATGACATTAAAAAAATTGTAGATGCTATATCAAAAAAATATGGCGAAAATACGGTTGTCACATATTTTGGTGATACATCTACAGATGATAGACAAAAGGCAATTAAAAAAATACAAGACAAAGATTCACCAGTTAGATTTATAGTTGGCACACCACAGACAGGTGGTTATGGTATTACACTTACAGGTGCATCAACAATGATATATTATTCTAATGGCTATGATCTTGAGAAGAGACAACAATCAGAAGCTAGGATAGATCGTATTGGTCAAGAAAAACCTATGACCTATATAGATATTATTTGTGAGAATACTGTAGATACTAATATTGTAAAATCATTACGTAACAAAGTTAATATTGCTACAGAGATTATGGGTGAAGAATTAAAAGCCTGGATCTAGTTTATAAATAAATTAAATAAACCAACGAGTGTAAGTATTGTGGTAAATGCACCACCAATAATCCAATAAATTACAGTGTCTGTTTTTCTTTCTAATTTACTTAAGTCCGCGTGTAAATGATCTATCTGTCTTTTAAATCCTTGTACATATCCATACAAAGATACTAAATGTTCGCCGGTTGTCTTTGGTGGTTTTCCGTTTGGCATTAACTACTTCCTGAAAATCCTGTTGGGTTATCATCATATGTTGATCGATCAGGTGCTCCATCAAATTGATTACCAACATCAAAACCAGCGTCTGACCCCTCTGCCTGTCCAATTTCTCTACCTGGCATAATTCCAGCATCAGCAGTTACATCTAATCGACCTGCTCTTCTATCAGCAAAACCTTGAATCATATTTCCTACACCTCTTACAGCAGATCCAATAATACCGCCGCCTTTTATAAAATCAAATAAATCACTTATGCTTCCAGTTCCTCCTCCTGGTGGTGGTGGAGGTGCACCTCCGCCATCGCCTCCTGGCATAATATTTGGTGTATTTAATATACCACCAGTCACAGTTTGGTTTCCTACATTACCAAAATCTCCCATGCCACCAAAACCTTGAGATGCTAAAAAAGCAAGTATCTCTTCTTCTGTAGCGTTAGGATTTAAATTTACGTAATAATTTCTTAAAAATTGTTCCATTAAACCATGTTCCTGTTTCTAAGAGCTATCATTCGCTCTTCTTCTGATAATAACGCCTGCTCTGTGGGTGTCAACCCAGTATTCATAACATTTGGTGTTGCTTGCGCTGTTTGCACCACAGACGGACTTGGCATTGGTACTTCACCAAGAGAATCTAAAATGGGATCTTGACCACCTGTTGGAGTTTTAGCATCAATACCAAAATCAGATGGTTTAAATGGAAATTCTTTTTTTAGATCAGTGTCTTGCATTTTTTCTATCATATCAATAATTACAGGTAGTGCTTCTTCAAAAGGGTTTTTATAACCAGGATTAGTTCTTTGAAACTCTTGTGATTTTTCTTCAAACTTTCTGGCTATGTTTTCTGATGGTTTGTAAGGCATAAATACACCATCAATAAAAGGTCCATATTCATTTACAGATCTTAATCTTTTTTCAAACACTGTAACATAATCATCATCTGTAACATCAAACTGTCTACCCGCTTCTAAATCTAAATGCATTTTTTGTTGAGCTTCAAACAAAGCTTTATTAGTTACAAAGAATTGTCTTATAACTTCGTCTTTTGTAGACGGACTTGATAATAATCTAGCAGTTTGTCCCCCTGTAAATTCTCTAACAGCTCCTCTTTTTGCTTTATCATAACCCGTTATTTTAAAGTCTAGTCCTCTAATCGGATCAATTTTAATTAATCTCCAACCTAATAAACCTGGTAGCTCTTTTTCTAAATCATAAGTTTGACCTGTTTTTGGCGCTGGTAACCCTTGATACGCATAATACAATCTTGTCATTTGAGATTTAGATAAAGGTATCTGTGTATCTATAATGTGTTTAGTTATAATTCTTACTTTATCTTCAAGAGGTGTTTGTTCCGTATATAATTTTTTACCTTCTCTTGTTTCTCCACCTCTTACAAAAATGTCTATGATAGCTTCTGGCGCAATAGACTCTGTTACAAAAGGCTCTATTGATTTATCAAATGCATCAGAGATTCCTTTTACTAATCCTTTTGATAGTTGTTCTTCTGATTCTATGCCCTCTTGCACTTTTCGAAGCATAGTTCTAAATGGTGTTTCTAAATAATCATACGCATTGTTAGCACTCCAGTTTTGATAATAATAAGTTTTTTTACCATTTTCATCTTCATCATAAGAAATTAATTTTTTATCTCCTACCTCGTATGGTGCCACCCATCTATCTAATGCTTTTTCTTGTGCATCTGTTGTTCCAAATATAGATTGAAAACCTTTTGTAAGACCGAAACTAATACCACCAAAGGCAGTTGCAGATCCTACTAATCTTTTCATACCTATACCGTAGAGTGGGTTATCATTTCTAACAAAACCTTTTCCTATTTCAAAAACAACAGGAGACATGCTCCCACCTTTTGTTGGTTTAGAGTGTCTCATTTCTTTTAATATTCTCGCACCAATACCTGTTGCACTTGTCATGATTGCAGCAGGGAAAGAAGCAAAGTTACTAAAAGGTGTTGAACGTAGTCCTTTTACAATATCAGAAACATATGCATAGTTTGGAACAGTATTTCTTACTATATCCATCGCTTCATTTTCTATTGCATCTGTTGATTTTTTTATACCAGCTTTAGCATACGCTTCACCTAGTCTAGCTTTTTCAATATGATAGTTGTAAACTTTGTATACGTCATCTTCTAAAGTATATAAATCTTGAAACGGTTTAGTTACTCTAGCTAAACGTCTTAACATTTTTTTAAAAGTGCTTGTTGTAAAACCACCATCAGGATTTAACTCCAGATCTTTTAACAAAGCTTGGTAATCACCCATCTTGGTATTGGTATTTACCACTCCACCCTCTAAAAGTTTTCTATATTCTCTCATCCCTTGTGGAGAACGTAACCCAAACTGAACAGTTCTAGCAGCTTCTTTCATAGCCTTTGCAACTAATCTTGGATCAGCAAATAATGTGCCGTTGGCTATTGAAAATGAAGAAGCAGATAAAAAGTTTCTTATGTGTGTTGTTGGAGACAAAACTGTCTTTGCTATCTGTGCACCAGCTTTAGGGTATAAGAATATATATTTATATGCATCTGATAAACCTTTTGCAAATTTAGTATCATAAGGTCCAACAAAAAAATTACTTAATTTATTAACAGTGCCAAAAGCATCTGCTATTTCTTGTGTAGTGTGTAAACCTTTTAATCTATTTACTAGTACACCATTTTTAAACATACCTTCTAATGCATCATCTAATGATACAATTTTGTTTAAACCACCCGCACCTAATTGTTTAATAGCTTCGTTTTTATCTGCGTAAAATAATTTTCTAGTTCCCGTTTCTAGCGCCTTGTCATTTGCTTCTAATACATCATCAATAAATCTAGATCTACTTGCTAGATTAGATAATAATCCAACACCATTAAATATAGATTGTCTTGCATCATCAACCTCACCAAACAATTCTCTAAATGCTTTACTACCTTTACCTATAATCTCTGTTGCCTCTACACCATTTCTATTTTTCTTTGATAGTATTTGCACAAAACTTTTTGTTACATCAGGAGTTTTTGCTGCTTGTGTAACATCAGTCATTTTAAAAGAAGGAAGCTGTGTGCCTTTTGAAAATTTTGTAGTTTGACTTAGTATCTCATTAATACGATAATTAAGTTGATCTTCTGTTAAATCTCTACCATGTTTAGCAGCATGTCTTTTTAAGATAGCTTTTACTCTGTTTATTGCTTCATCTGCAGGTTTGTATCCAGCTAGACTATCTACGTAAGGATTAGAAAATATTTTGTAGGTGCTACCTATCATTAATTTTACTCTGTCGCCCATAAGGCCTGGCATATTTTTTACACTTTTAGGTAAAGTTATTGCACCAGTGCTACCTTGCCTAATAGTCTCTAATAATGAAGCAAACTTTTGTCTAGTATTATAGATTGCATCAAACACAACTTGTTGTGATTTAGTATTTAATCCACCTTGTTTCATTTGTTTTAAAACGTTTTTATATGTGGCTGTGTTACCTACTTTTTTAGTTAGATCTCCCTCAAACATAAGTTCTTTTAAATCTTTGTAAAATTTATCTTGTCCTTTTTTATTAGTTTCTCTTAATGTTTTATTAAAAAACGTTTTGACTGATGGAAACATTTTACCAACTTCTTTATCTATTCTTTTTACTTGTTCCATAGCAAAATTAGAATCTGCTGCTTTTCTAGCTTCTTCTGCGTTTTTTGCTAAAAACATAGCTTCTGGTTTACCTGATGTAGGTCTAACTGCACCAGCTGCAGTATCAATTGTTTTATTTATTTTAGAAGAACTAAACGCTAAATCTTTTCCGTATGTTGCAACTTTACCTATCGCTTTTGTGCCTCCATATATAAATGGAAAATACAATGCAGAGTCTGCACCAAATTTAAGTCTGTTTAATAATTTTCTACCTGCATCTTCTTGTGGATCTTGTGATTCATCTAAATCTAATTGTGTAGGACCAACATCAAACGCATCACCTATTGTTCCAATATTTTCTACATCTGCAACAAATACTTCTCCCGCTGCTCCGCCTGCAACACCCGCTGCAAAACGTTTTGCTCTAGATGCATCATTAAGTTTGTATACTTTCTCCATACCTTTTCTAACATTTTTACCTTTTAGATTTACGTATGTTCCTGCTTTTCTAGCTTGTAATGCTTTAGTTGCAAGCTTGCTTGCTATCTTTGCACCTGCACTTGCTGGCACACCTATTTGAACTAAAGCTTGTAATATTTTACCAGCTGCTTTTTGTTCGGCTATCTCTTCAAATGGATTAATTTTGTCAAAAGCAGATTCTACTTTAGCTGCAGCATTGTTTGTCATACCAGAAAAATCTAATAGCTCTGCACCTAATGATGCAAATCCCTCTGGTATTTTTATAATACCAGAAGCTATACCAGCTAATGCTGCTTCTAATGATGATATCTCGTTATCGCCTTCAGCCCCAGAATAAGCTTCATCGTAATCATTTATCTGACCTGGCTTACTTTCTTTTTTTGATGGTTGTAATGCTTCTAGGATTGGATCGTATGCCATTGAACCTCCTATAATGGTATTTCTTTTATTTTATCACCTGTAAATATACTGTATTGAATTATTACATTTTTTTCTGGATCTCTCTCAAACATACTGTTTTCTTGATCAGGTCTAAAATAAAGAGTGCCTGGTAACATTTCATCAAAAGCAAATGACACCTTAGTTCCGCTAACACTGTGTGGGAATATTTGTTTATTTTTACCTTTAAAAATTTCTATAGTATCTAACTTCTTACTATCTTTAGCTATAAATTTTGCCATCTGTCTAGGATAGATTTGTTTAATATCTTTTTTATAACCTTTATTATCTTTTGTAAATTCTTTAATTAATTCAAACTCTTGTCTATTTGGTGAAAATTCTTTTTGAAATTTACCCTCAGCTTTTGCTTTTTCTATAGCTTGTTGACCTTTAATACCTAATATAGCGCCTTGTAAACCAAATGATTTTTCTTGTGCAGCTTTTTTATCTAGTGCCGCAAAAAGATTTTGTGTTGGTTTTTCTGTAGCACCAAGTATCTCTGCTAATTTACTTCCTCTGTCAGCTCCTGCGCCACCAACTAAACCTTGACCTGTTTCAATTAAAAATCTTGCTAAAGGATCTGCGCCTCCAGTTCCTGCTGTAGCAGCTCTCATAACATTTTTATATTTTTCTACTCTTTCACCTAAGTTATAATTTTGTCTAGGCTTGATACCCGTCATGATACCTTCCATAACTTCTCCGCCTTTTCTAAACATTGGTCTTTTTAATATTCTGCTCATTAAAATTTAAGTTGTATTGGTTGTTGTGCTGGCGGATTAATTAATCTGTATATACCTGCCAACGTTGATGCAGTTCCTAAACCTGTAGCTAATGGTGATGGTGTAGCTGCCGGTGGTAAAATGTTTTCTCTACCAGGGTATCCTGCAATTAATTGTGTAACACCAGAACCAAATGCTTGCGCTGCTTCTAGTGGTTGTAAAGCTTGTCTTGATAATAATTGTTGTTGAGCTGTTAAACCTTGTTGAGCTCTTGCCGCTTGTTGCGCACCTAAACCTGTTAGTGCTGAAATCTGTTGACCTAATAATGCAGGACTTTGTTGTGCTAAAGTTAAATTTCTATTAAAATCTGCAGAGGCTAAGTTTTGTGCTTGTGTAAAACCTTGTCCTAATAATTGTGCTTGTAACGCTGCTCTGTTTCTATCACTTGTAGATTGATATTCAGCTCTTTGTACACCTTCTCTACCACCACCAAAAGCTCCAGCCGCAACAGCTTGAGCAGATAGTTGAGGTAAACCTTTTGCAGCCTGCACATCAAACTCTTGTAGTGTTGTATCAATAACATCTTGTTGATACGGAGACATGTAAGCTTGATAAGCTGTAGGTCCTCTTAAATTTTGTGCTTGAGTTAGGAAAGGTTGAAAGCTACCTAAACCAGAGGCTAAACCTTCTGCTTGTGTTGTTAATGCACCAGGTCCAGCAACAAACTGTGGACCCATAATTTTAGAAAGATCTGTGGTTTTAAAACCGCCAACTGCTTTTGTTAGATCGTCTAAATATGTTTTTGCACCCGCTTCAATAAACTCTGCTGGTGCTGTTCTTACTACTTCAGCCATTATACTCTTCCTCCTGCTTCTAACATTTTCATTTGATCATATAGCATTTGTGCACCTTTATTAACATCGCCACCACCCATGCCTCTTACAGCATCTGCTGTAAATACAAATTCATTATTTGATAACATCGCTGGGATATCATCTTCTTTTTCTTTTATACCAACAGGTTGTATAAATCCACCAGTTTCTCTTAGATCTAGTTCTTTTACACCAGCTTGGTTTTTTCTAATAGGTAGTCCCTCGATGCCTGCCGCTTGCATAGCGTTCTCGCTAGCTGTATCTCCTTTGGCTTTATTATTTCTTGGAGCCACAATAGGCAGAGAGTCACCCTCTACCATGCCAGGCATTACTTCAGATTTTGGCACAACTTTTAATTGCTGATTACCCATTTCATCGTAAACTATAATTACAACCTTGTCGCCATAGTCATCGTCAAATTTATTTAATATTGAAGGTGCTCTTTGCGTATCTTCCATTGGAATGTCTATTGTTTCATCTGTTAAACTCATTAATCCTTGTTCTGTAGTTGATGGATCTTTTGTCCCTTCGTCAAAACCCATTCTTCCACCTAGAGCTGCTACACCTCTTGTTTCTTCAATTCTTTTATTACTCATTCTATCAAACTCTTCTTTTGCTGCTTCTGCTGCATCTTTTGGAGACATTCCCATGTCTAGATATTTTTCAAATAAAGTTTCTAATATTTTATCGTTCTCTAAATTAGATGCCATCATCTTGTTTGGTAATACAGGTCCTATTGGTTTTGGTCCAAAAGGATTTACAGGTTGTGTTGGATCTGGGGGTAATACTGGACCATCAGCAAAACCTACTCTACCACCCACAGCATACTCAGATGTGTTTGTTGCAACAAAATCTCTAACTTGTTGTTCATACTGTTCTGAATTTGTGTCTGCAGTTGGTGGATTTAAATTTCTATAATATAGTTCTAAATATTTTGATGGATCTCTAGCCACCTCTTCTTCAGCTTGTTCTGGTGGCATACCAAGTGATTTTGTTAGAAAAGTAGATACTGCACCTAGTGTTGCTAGTTTACCTACTGTTCCCATTTTTATTCCTTCACCTGCACCTTTTGCAACTGCGCTAGAAAAAAATTGAGCTGGGTCACCCATTCCTAAAGCATCTTTTCCAAAAGCTTTTTGCATTGCGTTAGGAAAAAATTTTGCTTTACCTGCAGCTAAAGCATTTCCAATACCACCAAATTCAAACATGCCTGGTGCAAATCCACCAAAACTAGCTCTACCAAATATACCACCCATCTGTGTCCCTGGTATTCCAAATGCAGCTGCTCCTATTAATGCAGCTTTACCAATGTCAGACTTTGCAATCTTACCAACAGTCTTACCGACTTTTTTGACGGCTTTTTTAATACCACCAAATATAGCAGGTTCTCTTGGTACGACATCCATGATGCCACCACCCATTCGTAATTGTCTCTCCATCTGTCCTCTTGATATTGTCATAATTTAGCTAAATTGTTAAGGCAGGCTTTATATCCTGTAACGTCCTTTTTACTTGACTTTTGGAAATAAATCAAGGCTTGGCATTATAACTGTTACATCTCTTTGTATGTCTTCTGGAGCTATATTAGCTGCCTTTAAAGCCTCTTCGTTTTCGTATATTTCACCTGTTTTTTTATTACTTATCTTTTCTATTATGTTCTCAGGTTTTATTACTAGTGTCATTATGTTGTTACCTCTCTTGGCTGTATTTGTAATATAGAAGCTATGACGTGCAGCTCATTCGCGTCACTAGCTTGTACCTTTAATATTTCACTCTCTTCTACAACAAGAGGGTGTGTTAAAAGTTCGGTTGTCGTATTAGTCGCTATTGTCTTAGTTTTAAATAAACTAAATACATTACCAGAGCTATCTGTCAAAGTAACATCTAAATTACATCCAGAACCAGAGTCGTTAGATACCAATATGGATTTTACTAAAGAAACGTTAGCGGACGGCGTTGTATACAACGTTGTGTTGTCGGTTGTTGTTAAATCTACTTTTGCGTTTACGAAACTATTTGACATTAATTTAAAAAGAAGTTTTGAGCGTCAACTTCATCCTTTAGTTCTTGTTGATATGTTGTGTTTAATTTTTGTATTATACTGTCAAGATCTCTTACCTGTGCATCAGCAACATCTTGACTATATTCTCTAGCAGGTCGTGTTAATATTTGTACTATCTTTGCCATTATCTTCTTCCGTCTGGTTGTATATCTAATCTAAATCCACCTAGCTTCCAATTCTGTTGTGCCGCTGTGTTTGCTATCTTCAAAGAAATTGCTCTGGCTCTAGCTCTAGTATCTACCTTAGTTGTTGATGAAGTAACCGTAAATGGACCAAGAGAAGAACTTGCTTGTGTATCATTAGAGTAGTTTCTTAATTGTAATGTAATCTGTGTGTTACCAGTTTGAGATACAAAGTCTGGTATAAATCTTCTTATCTTCATTAGAAACTCTCCATCACCACCTTGACCTATGTCAAAGTCTCCAGACTCAATATTAGAAGTTATTGCTGTTGTGGCTGTGGTTGTTACCTGATCTGTGCCAGTCTCATGCTCGTAGTAGATTGTACATCCATCTGTATTGCCAACCACATCATAAGAGTTGTTAGAATCAGCATCATAATCTGTAGCATGTGGCTTACCAAATACAGCAGAGTCTTGCCACGTTGTTCTATCTAAGGTGCTTGTGGTCCATACTGGTCTTCCTCCAACAGATTCAACATAATTAAATGTTACACATCTATCAATTACTGTTGCACCAGAAGAACAATAAAACCAATTAATTTCACCGAACAAGTTATTTAGTCCTGCGTTGATAAGCTGATTAGCTGTAGTATTTAAATCATTAAAAACAAAATCTTCTACTAAACATGGTATTGATTGTAAGGCACCAGCATACTTAAAAAAACCGTTTTCTGAAAACCAATACGCAGCACCATCTACTTCTACTGCAGCGTTCTGACCTATCAATCCACAGTTTGTACCTACCTGTGCAAAACCAAATGTAAATGGTGGACCAATAAATCTTTGTGTAAATAAAGCAGTGTCAGTCCAAACGTAAATTGCATCTCTACCTCTAACAGCTCCCATAATTCTAGATCCGTCTGCTAGCCTCTGTGTACCGGCAGTGTTAGTGGCTGTAGGTGTATAAGTATTAATATCCTCTTGATTAGAGAATCTAATAAACATTTCGTCTTGTGTGCTTGGTGTTCCTATTGTGGTTTCAGTTCCAAAAAATACTAAGTGTCTATCAGGTGTAGATACAATCATATCTCTTGATGCAGTTGGAGCACCAGTAATAATTGTTGCTCTTGTTGCTGTTGCGTTTGATGCGTTTGAGTCCCATTCAAAAACTTGTCCATTGTGTATCAGTGCAATAATTTTACCACCAAAGTTATCTATCGACCAAAGGCCTGGATCAATTACTAGATCCCCTGATGCGGCTTCACCCCATGCCACAAAGTCAGACGTGTTTGTAATTGTTGCACCATCAGAGTGAGATGCTGCTGTTGTGCCTCTCGCTCCTCGCGTCACGCCAGTTAGTGTGTTACCTGAAATTCCAGTGTAAGATATTTCTTCTGAATCTATTTGTATGTGATTTGTACCTGTTGACGGAAAGTTAACAACGCTTGTTAAAACAATAGTTGTTGTGGAAGCATCGATTGCTCCATTTAAAGTTGTTGTAAGTGCGTTAGCGACTGTACCACCAAAAGTTGCTAGACCCCAACCAAACCCTGGTAGCTGCTCTGCTGGTCCAACTGAATAATAAGATTGAACTCTAATACCACCTGATGTTGTTGCACCAGATCCTGTTTCGTTGGATGGCATTGTAATTGTTATTGTTACGTTTGTTGGTGTTGACGTAACCATAAATGTTTTGTCATCAAAATCTGAAGCTCCAAAATTAGATCCTGTAATTGTACTAAAATTATCTAATAAAACTATGTCTCCAGGAGCTAGACCATGGCCGCTACTAAAAGTTATTGTAACTACAGCTGACCCATTGGTTGTAGTAAAAGCGCTGGTAAGTGTGTTTGTTTCTCTAATAGGATGTATGTCATAAAATACACCACCTGAATATGCATATAAAATTCTGTTTGTTCCTATAATAGAATATTTTTGACCGCTTCTATTTACGATATGGTGCATAGCTCTAGCAGCACCTGTTATTTTGTTGTTACCTAATTGCTGCCAACCACCTATTTTTTCAGGTGTGCCGTATCTAAATCTAACGTTATCACCATCTACCCATTGGCCTTCAGCTTGAGTATCGGTAATCTGTTTATTGAACCCAGGTAAGAACTGTACTTTTTGTAATGCCATAATCTACCATTATATTTATTTTTGCTAAAAAATCTAGTAGTCCTTTTTTTCCTCAAAAAGATTGAAAGCTATAGCATATTTTTCGGTTTTTTGCTTGTTGAGATTTGTGTAGTGATCTAGAAAAGCGCTAAACATAATCAGCTTATTTTTCTTTGGCTTAATTTCAAGATCTAGCTGAGGAAAGTATAATATTTGATCATTGTCATTTAAATAATAGACTCCTGAAACTACAGCAGCTCCATGGGAGTGTCGCACAGTTTTATCTCTAAAACCTGTTTTGATTCCCCAAGCCTCTTTTAAAGAGTATTGGGGTAAAGATGGACCATGCTCATCCAAATAATCTATTCCAGTTTGAACTATATCAATAAATTTAGAATCTTTAGCAAACCAAAACCAAGACGTCATTTTGCCTTTTACGTTTGTTTTATAGTTTCTGTTACTTTCTGCATTTATGCCTTGTTCTATACCTTTTATAAAATAATTATTATGTAAATTCTTTATTTCACACTCTATAAAAAAACAGTCTTTTTTAATTGGTTTTTGTATGTCTTTAATTATTTTCATTTTAAACGTACTTTAATATTAAAAGATAAGCTTAATCTATTTGATTTACTATTGTTTCTCGATACTGCATGAATTGTCCCAGCCGGAAACAAAAGAAGTAAACCATCTACTGGATCTACTTTTATTGATTGTCTGTTAAACACATTATCTTCTCTATCAAGATGAAATATATTACTAGCTCCTGAACCTATATCTGGATTCATAAGCGTTAAACATCCAGAGTTTTTAGGAACTTTCATGTAATATACTCCAACAAAGTCTAATGCATCATGCATATGATAATGATGTTTGTTATAATCATTAGGGCCGTTAACGTTAAACCACATATTTTCAATAGTTATATTATGTGTGTATTTTACTTTGTACGTTTTTACATGTTCTTTTACTTTAGGAAATATATAATTAAGAAACTCTGAAACTATAGGCGTAGATAAATCTACAGAAGGACTTTGCCATCCACCTTCATTCGATATAACATTACCTTTTACTGTTTTTTTCATGTCCATTGTAAATTTAATAAGTTTATCGTTAAGTTTTTTATTATCAAAAATATAGTTGGTCATGGGTATAGCAAAGATTGTTTCTATCATTGAACCTCCACGTAAGAATCAGCATCGCCTAATTTACCAACAGGAAACAAATTGAATGCAATGCAGTATCTAGTTTTGTTAGATAAATGTTCTCCAATACAATGATACAAACCACTTGGAAAAAAAATAACATTATCGCTTTGAGGAGTAACCTTAATCTCTGATGAATTGTTTATATTGCTCTCAGTAGTTTCAAGATTAAAACTTACATAGTCATCATGATGAAAAAGTAAAGGTGCAGAGTCTTCGTCAACAGTAGGATAATAAACACCACTATACATAGAGTTCTTATGATTGTGATATATAGACTGTTGTTTTTTATCTGTCTTACTTATCCAAGAAGTTGTAATCTTAAAATCATTTTTGTAGGCCATAATATTTTTTTTAAAGTCAATAAACTTTGAGTAAAGTTTAGTTTTTAATTTTGGTAGTTTATCTAAAACATTCTTATCTCTTGAGACATAAGTTAGATTACCTTTAGAGTGTGGAGTGTTTTGATAACTTTTAAAAGTTTTTATACTACTTATAACTTTAATTATTTCATCTATTTGTTTTTTAGAATTATTAAGATGACCTATAAAGATAGTTTTAGGAAATAAAGATAAAGCTAGATCTTTCATTTTTCTAATATAATGTTCCATTCTAATTTTTCTATAAGATCTTCAATATGAACTTCTCTTAATTTATTAGCTATAATATATTTATGAAGTTCTTCAATATCTACAATGATCCATTGACTTAATGTTTCAACAACTGTTTTATTAGCTGTGGTAGTTGTACGACCTCTTTTAGCTGTTCTACCATCTTTTTGTTTTCTTAAAGGTCTAACGTCAAATCTTAAAACTTCGTTTGATCTATCTTTTAAGATACCAGAAACATCCCAAAGTTCATTTTTACTAGTATCTTTACTTGGCCACTTGACATTGGTTAAATGGTTCTTAGCAAAACTTTTAGCACTCATTGTATAATATTGATCCTTTCAATTTATTCTGGTCCCACTCTACAGGATGTGTCCAAGAAGACAAGGAGTATTTAGTTCCAGATATTAATGGGTAAGCCACGTGTGGGTGCGTAACCTGTGATGGCCAAACAAAACACCATCCTTTTGGAATATCCCTGTTAGTCCATTTCTGTCTAGGAAACTCAACATGACACCCTGTAAACTCTGTGTTTAGTTTTACGTTTAAAGTAAACTTACTTGTATCGTTATGTAGTTTCACATTCTGTCCTTTACGATGATATTTTATAACCATCGGAGTAAACCAGCCTGTTATATAACTACCAGGAAACTGAGAGAATAAAAGAGGTGCTATTTTTTCTTTGTATTGTGTGCAAAAGTTTTTAAATAAATCTTTGTGTATTTGATTAAAAAACAAAGTGTCCCAAGGACAATCTCCTGTTTCACCTTCTGTTTGATTGTACACTATGTAAGGTAAAAATTCTTTTTTCTTTTCTTCACAAACACTTACTAGTTCATCACAAAACTTTTCAGTGTAAAAAGGTGTAATTAAAATATCTTTTACAAATTTAAACTTCTTACCACAGTCAGGATGTGCAGCTTGGTCTAAATTCATTTAGAACCTTTTCTTGTACTTAATGGAGTAGCTATATAAGATCTTGTATCATAAGGTAAAGCTTTCTCATTAATTTCATTATAGTGTAAAAAACATTGCACACACTCTTTACCATTAAATTCATTTCTCCAATGCTCTATCTCACATCCTTTGTAAACTGCTAGGTCTCCTGGATTAAGATTAAGTTCTATACCGTCCATATAAATAGGCCACTCGTCTCCACCTAAAGCAAGAGTTATAGAATACTCACAAGCGTGTCTATCTTTGTGAGGCCAAAGGATATCTCCTTTTTTGTATACCCTTGCGTATGTATATGTAGGCACAAGTTTTTTCTTAGTTGTCTTTTCTATTATTGGTTTTAAGATAAGAGATAACGTTTCCATTGTGCTATCTGAATAAATACTAAAACTACCTGGTATTTGACCATCACCTATAGTTCCATGAACGGCATCTTCAGCTTCTTTACAGCCGTCCTTCATCATTCTTTCTAATGCTTCTTTTCTAACTTTTAAAGCACTGTAACAGAAAGATGTTAATTCTTTTGAAAGTGCTTTTCTTACTATCTGGTATCCTGTTTTTTTAAACATAATTAATATTTATATTTACTCTTACATCTTCGTCTGTACAAGTTGTACTCTTATGGTGTTTAAATGAATCAAAAAATAAAGCTCTATTTGCTACACTTTCTATCTTTGTGCCATCTTCTAAAATAGTAAAACCATTATTTGTATTTACATAAAATAAAAAACCTTTGTGTGGAAAAGGCATATCTGTATGTGGATTATGTTCAAATAATTTTTCAGTCTTAGTATAAAGATTACATTTAATTCTAAGTAATGAATAGAATTTTATTTTGTCTAATAATGGTCTAGCTACTTTATCAAAATGTTCTTGCGCGCTCAACACTCTGTCTTTACCGTAAAGAAAATGATAAAAACAAAACAAATCAGAATCATCGTAAGCAACACCTTTTCTAAAAAAATATGGAAGTTTACGGATAACATAATCTTGATATTCCTCAAATTCTTTTTTAGGTAAAAAATTATCTACAATTTTATAGTCTTTTGCCATTAGCTTATATATACAAAATTTATAACAACTCTTCTAGATGCATCTGTGCACGTAGTGCCTGTATGCAAAGTGTTTGATTTCAACACAACAAGTGAGTTTGCTTTACTTTGTATCTTTTTATCTCCAGCTCTTAAATAACCATTATTGTCATTTACAAACAACACAGCAGATGTAAATCTGTCATCAGGCATATCAGCGTGCTCACCTGTTTCTAATATCGAGTCTGTTTTAACATTAAGGTTTGCTTTTATTCTTTGTAAACTTTGTGGTTTTAATTTAACAATTAAAGGGCTTACTAAATCATAAAATTCTCTTGCTATGTTTTTCCAATAAAAAATATGTGTAAACTGGCTTATCTGTGGTGAGGGAGGAGCAACACATAGCTTATTATATCTCCAAGGAAAGTTAGAAGACAACATAACATTTTGTATATTATTAAAAGTTTGTTGGTCTAAAAAATTATCTACCACTTTCATTATTTAAAACTCTTTCCAAGAAACCATTTTACCATAGAGTATCTAACTCCTTTTTTAACTGGCTCAACTTTATGATGAATAAAGGACGGAAATACAACTACAGTACCTTTTTGCTTGAGTTCCTCACATGTAGTCTCTTTGTAGTTATAACCAAATTTAAAGTCACCGGCTTCATATTTTGATTTATCATTAAGAGACACACTTAAAGATATTTTTCTTGTAAGCCCTTTATAAGCACCTTGTTGATAAGGATCTAAATCTTGATCAACATGCCAATCATAATACTGGTCTTTATTGTAAATAGTAAATTGTGTGTCCTCAGAATTTTCTATATCAAAATTCCAACCAGCTCTTTGATTAGCGTCTTGCATATAAAAATTAAGAACAGAAGTTAACCACTGATCTGATATAAAACAGATATTAGAATCTCTTATTTTTAAATCAGTAACACCACCTTTTTGTGGATTTACTAAACCAGTTTTAATTTTTTGATTTTTAAGAACACTAGAAACTAAAGCATCACATAACCAATCAGGTAAAGCATTTTTATAATACCAATAATAATATCTTAGATTCATTTCTTTATCTCTTCTTTTATCTCTGGAAAATATAATACATCTATATCAGATCTATTAAAAACATCAATAGCTTCTTCTTGTGTTTCAACAAGAGGCTCATTAGATAAATTAAACGAGGTGTTTAAAAGTATAGGTACTTTTGTTCTTTTATAAAATTCTTTTAAAATATCGTAAAGAACTTTGTTTTGTTTTTCATTAACAGTTTGTATTCTACAACTATTGTCTGCATGCACAATAGAAGGTATTAGGTTTTTTTTATTTGGCAAACATTGCACACCATAAAGCATATACGGTGATTCTTTTAATCCTTGCATATCAAACCACTTGTGTGCTTCTTCTTCTAGAACAGAGCAACCAAAGGGTCTAAACCATTCTCTCTTTTTTACTTTGTTCACAATGTCTTTTCCGTTTTTAACTCTTGGATCAAACAATAAACTTCTGTTACCTAAAGCTCTTGGTCCTCCTTCTGCACGACCTTGAAATAAAGCAACAATTTTTTTATTTAACAAATGATTAATTGTATCTGGTTTAGTTTTTGATATCTTTTTTAATTCAGGTTTAGGACCTAAGTATATGTCATTAATTTTAACAAAATCTTTTTCGTTATGGTTTTGAAGATGTAACAAAGCTGCACCAATACTATTGCCTTCATCTCCACACATAGGATCAATATAAAGCTGATGAGTATCTTTAATATGTTTTTGAACTTTATAATTATTTAAGATATTTAATGCACCACCACCAGTTAGTATTATATTTTTGTTTAAGTGTTTAAACTTATCTAACACCTCTTTGAATGTATTTTCAAATATTCGTTGAACTTCAAAAGCTAAAATTTTAGGTTCTTCCGTTATTTTGTATTTATCATTTAAATCATATTGTGTATGAAATAAATCTTTCTTATATAATATATTTTTTATAATTGCGTTACTGCCACCGTAAGCTTTTAGACCCATTGTCTTACCCTCGTTATCGTTACCAAAACCTATATAACCTGACACATGTGTATAAAGTGGGCACAGTGAATCATAAGAAGATACTTCAAATATTGTTTTTGAATTTAAAGATAATGGAACTGTTGTTTTAAAATCATATGAAAAGGGTTCTAAATTATATAAAACTTTTTTGTTCTCACCTTGTGCTGAAGATAAAAGTTTTTTGTATTTACACTCAAAACCAAAAGGTTGTTTCGCTAAATAAACAGAAAGTGTTTCGTATGCATTTTGTCCGTTTTCTAAAGTATAGCTGCTGCCTCTACCATCATAAACAAAAACTAAAGCGTCCTTAAATCCTGAACTATATAAAGCTTTAGCAGCATGAGTAATGTGATGAGATTTAAAATAATGATAACAATAATCATATCTTTTAACTATACCTAATTTTTTTAATACAGTATATAATTGAAAATCTCCTTCTGTATTGTAACCAGTCATAATTACTTTATCTATTTTTACGTTTAATTTTTTTATTTGCTCGAGGCATTTAACAGGAAAAAAACTATCTCTCTTTACTCTAGATAATCTTTCTTCTTGATTATAATAAATTAATTGGTAGTCATTAAATAAAGCTACGGATGAGTTGTGATTCTTCTGTATACCAAGAATATTCATTATAGATTAGAATCAAAGTAATTAAAATTTATTACTATTCTTGTGTCGGTGTCTGTTTGTGCAACTGCTTTGTGTTTCATCTTAGATGGAAAGATTATTAGTTTATTTTCTACACAGTTTATTTTTTTATCTTTCTCAAATAGTGTATATCCATTGTTTGTATTAACATAAAAAATAGCTGTTTTATGTTTTGGTTTTTTAAAACCCCAACAATCATTGTGAAAGACAGATTCAGATTTTGTTCTAGATAATAATAAATTAGCTCGTATATTAATTATAGATAAAGGTTTTAAGATATTTAAAATAGGTTCTATTAGATAATAATAGTGAGGAGAGTTTATTCTGTTAGTGTGAAAGAATGAATGAAATAAATAAGAATAGTCTTTGCCATCTGTTTGCGAGTCAGAATAGAACCAAGGAAACTCGATTGAAGTCATAAAATTTTTTAAACGAGCAGAATCATCTTTACTTAAAATTTTGTTGTATTCTTTTATATTATTTATAATCATACCATCCAGTTATAATATATTTAGTTTCATTCTGACTAATCACCCCACGGTGCATGTGTGTAAAATCTGTAGGCCATATTAAAGTCAGTCCACATTTTGCATCAGTTTTTAGTTTTTGATATTTAAACTCTGTGCCACCTTCGGCAACGTCGTTAAGGTAAGTCATGAAAACAAGACAACGTCCACCAAACCATCCAGCGTTTCTTTCGCAATGCCATTCATAAAAACCATCACCAGGTTTATATTTTTGTATATTATAATTTTCAATCGTTGAATTAAAACTAGCGTATTCTTTAGCCACTTCAGGATATCTTTCCATATATTTATCAAGACATTTTTGCAGCTCTTCATTATAGGCATCAAAGATAGAATCAAATCCATGAATAGACATATCAATACTTTTTTTAATTTTATGATTTACTTGTCTAGATTTTACTTGACCTATCATACCTTTGATTTGTCTTTTTTTATTTTTTTCAAAGAACTTAATTAGATCTTCACAAATCTTTCTATCTATAATCCAACCACCAATGAAACTACCCAAAGGCGTTTTATATTCTTTCATGAAAATGTTTGTATATTAAAAAGACTAACTAATCAATACCCATGTTGAAGTATCAGGATTCCAATAGAACTCTCTGTCATCTCCTGGGTATATAGAAGCACTAGGTGTAGATTCCCATCGTGTGCTTTTCCATATGTAAGGATATAATATAGTTCCATCAACATATTCACCTGGATACGGTGGATATGCAATTGGGGGTTCCCACATAAATGTAGTAGGGTTTAAAGTCCAAGAATCATCCATTCCTACTGCTTCATCTTTTGGAAAATAAAAACCATCATTTACTGAATCATAGATTGCGCCTGGTCCAGCATAATTTTTTCTAAAAGCTTTTGATTGATCAGCAGATTGAGTTTTACTTCCATCAGCTGCTATAGTGTAGTGAATACCTTCTTGAGTGCCATAACTAGTTTGTTTCCAAGTACCACCACCAAATAAATTTTGACAGTATTGCTCTCCAGCTACAGAACCATTTTCACCAACTTCATTGTTGTCAACTACAACAGTTCTTATAACTACATTGTTTTCATCTAATTCGCAAAAGTGTGCCATTAATCTACCTGTACCGTTCCTGACACTGTAAATGTCGCTAACTTATCTCCTCCTGGATGTGTAGATGTAGAATTTGTTCCTGGAGTTACAGTGAAAGATGCACTTGAAGGTGCTCTTAAAACAATTTTCCCAGATCCGCCGTTTCCACCGGACGCCCCGCCCTGGTTTCCGCCGCCGCCAGATCCGCCGCCTGTATTTGCTTGAGCTGATCCTGAAGGTTGAGCTAGGTTTCCGCCGCTAG